TCCTTCTCGAATCCAACGTCGAAACGGGCGCCCAGGTCAATGAGGTCGGCTATTCTACGACAACTCGTGATCTTATCCATAATGGAAAGATCGCTGATGTCATAGCGCGAGTCGGCTCTCGATAACAGTTTGCCATCCTTGTCACACGGTAGCATATCTTCACGCTTCTCGAGGATCGGGGTCCAGATACAGATGTTCCCGTTTTCCGAGTGCTTGAGATATCGCGTCTTTCTTATCTTCTTCAGTTTCTTTCTTGGTGGGGCCATGATTGCCTCCTCCTTCTCTTTGTCGTTGGCAGTAAGCCAGGGGGTCGGTGTCGCCGACCCCCTGGTCATTTCCGTCAGCTATTCTTCGGGCTTTTCCTCAGCCCAGGATCAGGTAGACCCTACTGGGTTGTTCTGTGCGTCGGCCTTCTTCAGCCTTATGCAGAGTGCAACAATCTCGAACTTCACAGTGTCGGCAGCGTTGTTGAAGAGCATGTCGATCGTGTCAGCAGCGGTATACAGTTTTCCGTTCGTATAACCGGTGACCGTGTTCGGCGTAGCTTCAGTCAGTGCCAGCGTTGTGATCTTGGTGTCGAGGGATTCCATGTTGGCATCGTCAAGGAAGCCTGCGGCTCCCGATCCGTCACCGACATCAACCGTAAGAGTACCATCTTCGATGGTCTCAACAATGATTGCTATCCTCTCCACAAACGTATCTGCTGGAATGTTCAAGAGCGACAGTGTGTCGCCGCTCACTACATTCCCGTCTGCGTCCGAGTCTGTGTTGTACTTCCTGCGAAGGGTGAAGTAATAGCCCGCTTCAGTGACATTCAATTCGGCTGTTCCGCCGACTGTTTTGTCGTATGTCGTTGCCATTTCCTCGTCTCCTCTTAGGAGTCAACTTACTTCTCAACCCGAGCCATACCAGGCCCGGCCATCCCCAGTAATCGAGGGGCCCGAAGGCCCCCCGTTATTGTCCTCAGCCCTTCATGGCGTAGAGCCAGACCAAACCCTGAGGCTTGACTGCCTTGTAGCCATAGACATTCAGACCACGATACTCACGCCCGAAGGTGTCAGCCGCGCGCAGCGTCTCGTTCTTGACGAGCTGAGCCGCGTACGTGATCGCGTCCATCTGGCAGGCGATGATGTTCGTCACCCGATCGGTTCCGTCTGTGACCACGCTCAACAGATTGCTCATGAAGAGTGTGAGTCGATCGACATCACCAACACGGCCATTGCGAACAATGGACGTGCCATCGCCAGTTATACTGGCATTCTTGAGGTCCGAGTTCATGATCAGGTAACGGAACCAGGCGGGTACAACAATCTTCCGATTCTCTTCCGGAACATTGTACTCGTCCATAACCGTACCGACCAACGTGAGAACCTCGATCACGTTTTGCTTGGTCACCAATAAAGGTGTCCCGTTCACTCCCAGGTTCAGGTCCTGCGAGATGCGTCCCGCCGACTGTCCCTGGTTATACGAATCAGCATCTGCGTAGATTGATCCCAACACGTCAGTGTCGATCGCAATCCTCATCTGCTCACTCGCGTCATCCGTGAACTCGGATGACAGCACTATATCCGCCTGCTTGCTGTCTACGTCGTCTACGACGAAGTCATAGTACTTCGCTTTATCGATCAGGAGAGTGACTGGAGCGCTCTCTGGTGTTTCTTTCTCCAGCTTCTGTCCCTTCTTGTAATCGCGAATGGTGATACTCGGACGGGTCCGAATAATCACCTTATCGCCAGCGTCACGGATTTCGCCTTCATACTTGGTGTTCGTGATGGCGGTCACCGCACTTTTGGCGTAGTACTTAACCAATGTCGTAGTGGCGTACATCTGGGGGATATAGGCAATGTCTGAGTCCGCATATTGCGGATATCCGGCTGCTGGTGCAACACTCATTGTCTCTTCTCCTCAGAGGAACACTACGACCGCGCCACTGGCGCCTAAGCGCCAACCAGGACTCTCTTCTCCCGGTATGCGGCATCGTATTCCTTCATACGTTCGTTAGCCTCTTCGATCGTGAACTGACCCTTAGCAGCGTCTGCCCTGTACTTCGTAATCTCTGATTCAGGGATCTGCCGCTTCGCTCCTTTCTCTGGAGGTAGGGCTCCGTCTCCCTGCACTGATGCGGGGACGGCCTGTGACGCAACCGACGGTCGAGGTGGCTGTTCACTACGGGTACTCTCCGAACCTCTTGCTCGGTACTCTTTCACTAAGGCAGCGAAAGCGATCGGGTTGCGATTAACAACCGCGGCTTCAGCCTCCTGCCGTCTCGTGAGTGAGCTTCCAGGTCGGACCGGCTCATCCAGAAATGTGGACCAGTTGGGTTCACAAGCGATTCCTTCGTCAGGATTTCCGTTGATAACAGATGCACCTGGTTCAATAGCATCGACGTCAGTCCAGTATTCTCTGGCGAGCTGACGAGATTCTTGGACAGCCAAATGATTCTTCGTCTGAGTAGAGATTTTCTTTTCTAATTCACCATCCTTCTCTTCGTCAATTCCTCTGGCGACAGCGGCCACCATGGTGAAGAAGTCATCTCCGTAACGTTCAATCATTTCCTCCGTCACATGTTTTAGATGTGCCGGTGTTCCCTGTGGGGGGGCCGACGCAGGAGCAGCGGCACCGGTGGGGGTGACCTCTGCAACTGTAGCCGGACTGGATCCCGCAGGCGCGGCAGCCGGGACTTGCGACTTGAGCTGTTCCTCAAGATCGAAAATCTTCGACTTCAGGTTCTGGACCTGTCCTCCGAATCTACCATTGGCGGAATCGAGCTGGCGTCTAAGGTCAGCCTTCTCCGCTTCAATGCGTTCTAGCTTTTGTTCCGGTGTCTCAACGTTCTGAACTCCGGGATCCGCTGCGGGCTTCTCAGTCGGATGCGTGGGCTCAGCACCAGATGCAGCTACTGCTGCAGGGGGTGCGGCTGCCGGCGTCTCGGCCAAGGGCGCAGGGGCTGCAGGAGATGAAGCACCGGCGGCGCCTTCGCGTCGATCCTTGTGCTCTTGCATCTGCCTGGCAGCTTTCTCTTGCTGTTTCTTGATCTGATCTGGTATTACTTCTGGACTATCTATCATGACTTCCTCCTGCCCTCGGCCTTATCGGTCGGGAGTTGGTTTCGGTTTCTTGTTCTGACCCCCGAGATGTTTCCGGGGATCCCTACAAATCTTGTTGAACTCAGCAAGGAATCTCGCGACTCCCCGCATAGGACCCACTTCTGGGTCATCGTGATTCATATCCACCGTCCTGCTGCTTGCATTCTTTTCTGACACCAGGAGCAAATTCTCCATCAGACATTCAAAGGCTTCATTATGCTTGAGCATCTCGAGAGCATGCCGGCATCGATCCTTCGTCCCCGTCTCAAACTTAATGTATCTCACACTCTCTCCTTAGGAGCCGCCCCGGTGCCTGGGCCGGGGCGGCCCGTCAATATGACTTGTGTGCTGGGATCAACACACAAGATCAAAACCTACATAGGACTGCAGCCGTATGGCCCCTTCGTCGGACTCGCCGCTCTGCGAGGCTTCCTCATGCGCGCCAAACGCGCCCTGGAGGGAGCTGGTCTACGTACAGGAGTTCGAGCCATACTGGCATCGAGTGGCACACCTGGTCCCGGTCTTGGACTACCAACGCCAACTGCGCCGGCCTTGACAAGATCTGGTTCAAGAGTACCGCTCCTGCGACGAGGAACCCGCTTCTTAGCCGCAACTGCAACCTTCTTTTTCTTTTTCTTCTTGGCCATAATGGCCTCCAATTAAACTCGGGGATCTATCCGAGATTACGTTCCGACAATGACTGAGCCAGTGATCGAGCTGTTCGTTTCCACATCAGCAGCGTCAACAGCACCAAGTGTTCCGCTGTTGTCCCTGATGCACCATGCCATGGTAACCACAGTTGATGCTCCACCACCTGTGAACGTGCGATAACCAATCTGGCAATAACGCATCTTGATCGTCCCGGCTACATTCGTCCCGGCATCGATGTCGTCACCGCTGAAGATTACGTTATCGACATAGAACCTGTCCCCATCGTTGGCCTGTGCCAGGTCGATGCCACTCTCGCAGTCACCATTCCCGCCATCCCAGTAGATGCGGATGGCGTTGCCAGTATCACCGTGTGTGCAGACGATCGCATTATCCGCGCCATCACCAGCAAACCCAACATTACCGAGGTAGATGTTAAGCTTCTTGGTCATGGAGTCGTTGGTTGCGGCTATGCCGTCCTGGCCAGATGTGTCGTGGTCAATCTGGATGTTCTGGATCGTGAGTTCAAACGTGCTCGTCTGAACGCCTGGTGTTAAGGTGATAACCTCATCGCCAGCGGCCGCGCTGATAACTGTTTCGAAGCGATTGCCTGTACCGATCAACTGAATGCCCGACACGGTTGTCGGCCACACGATTGCTCCAACTTCTTCGTACTCGCCTGGTGCAACCATGATCGTCTTGCGCGCGGACGTTACAACTGACAGTGCCTGCGTGATAGTCAGATATGGCGCGTTTGCTGAGCCGTTGCCCGTGGTGTCGTTACCACTCTTAGCAACATAGATGTACGCGGTTTCGACAGCTTCGAGGTCGAGCGGGATCCAGTCCGTAGCCGCCGGTGTGGTAGCAATACGGAACCAGATGGTTCCTGCAGTGGAAAGGTACATGGATCCGGTGGGCGGATTGTTCATGCCATCTTCCGTTTCCGCATAAATCAATGCGGCCGTTGCTGAGCTGCCTGTTCTTAACTGTGTCGTATCCTCGAGGTCCTTACCTCTCAGAAAGATTATCCCGGCTGTTAGTTCTTGGAAATATGCCATCGTCCTCTCCTCTGTTAGTTGTTAACTACCACTGCGGATTTATACGAGGGTTATCGTCGCCACTCGGCGGCGCCCTCCGCTTCCCCGCTTCCCCGTTCACTGTACTCCTGGCACCGCTGGCACAGGTGCTCCCGTCTCCGGACCTCCCGGAGGCATTTGTGCTTCAGCTGCTGCCCTTAATCTCTCTTTGATATCTTCGTCTTCCGGAACAACCTTGTCGACCGCGACCTCGAGACCCTTCATCCCGGCACGAAGCAGAGCCGCACGGCCAGTCGGTCCAATAATCTCGCGGTCCTCTGCGTTGGCTGTGGTCGTCAGCATCTCCTGCAGTCTCAGCTGCTGTTGTTCCTTAACAAAAATTCCCATGGCGCCGGAGGCCTGGATGTTGACATCGCCCTTAATACTGGGATCGTCAATGTAAAGCATGTTCCACACAAAGGCCTGGTGAACGATCGGCTGGATGATCTGGGAATCGATTCCAGCAATAGACTTCTTGAGGACCCGGCTCGCGCTGTTCATGAGCATGGATAGTCCCGTGGCTGTCTTCGCGGCGCCAGTGCCCTGGGCGCTTCCGTATTCGTACTTGGGGATCCCCGTCTCATCGTCAGCCATCTTAAGGAAGAACTCGAACACCTTGAGCAGCTGCTCGACGTGGATCTCCGGCTGGAAGAAGTCGATCGGTTTCGCGGCCGTGCGCGCAGGTTCATTGAATTGCCAGATCTTCCACGGGTACATCGACTCGAGGTCCTCGCCTTCGGCCTGAGCGTCAACGTCCCGAATGACAACCTGAGGACCACTCCCGATCGAGAGGTTGTTGATCAAATGCCTGGCAGTAGAATTGCAGGCGTCCTGGGTGTCGTTCATCAGCCGCGGTACACCATTGCCCCAGAAGGATCCCTTAACAGGTTTGTAGACGGCCTTGTGATAGTTGCGCTTGCCCAGGGGATCCGGGTTCAGCCTGGCGTGGATCACATAGCCGCCAACCTTAAGCCCAACACATTCGTAATCAGTGTACTCATCAAGTCCAGTGATGCCCCACTCTTCGAGGACCCAGCCAGGGCACGTTCCGCAGTACCAAAGCGCTTGATACTTGTCATCCGGATTCTCAAGCTTGTGGCTTCCCTGTCGGTCTTCCAGAGTGGCCTGTTCAGAGTCAGTCCTCAGGGGTACCGTCGTCCCCTGCAGATTAGATCTAAGAATTTTCTCGATCAGCGCATCGTTGTAGCCTTCGACCCCGCGCATCCTGGACAACGCGCCACGAGTAAATTCATCGCGCTCGATCAAGTAGGTCGCATCCTCGATCGTTGTTGCACCAGGACTGGGGAAGAAATTAAGTGGATCCACTCTCTTGAACTTCATGGCGGGGAGCTCAGTGACATTAGGGAACCAGTCTCGCTCCTCGAGCCAGTCGAGGCCCTTCTCCATCTGGATGAAGGGGCCCTTGACAATCATGGTGCCTTCAGTCACAAGATCAGAGATACCATTATCAAGAGCTGCCGGCAGTTGCCCTTCAATAAATTCGTCATCGATCAGGTTCTCCATGCGGCCGGCCCGGGTCTTGGCCTCTTCCCTGATCTTACGCCACGCATCGTCTCGGAGGCCTGCGGCCACTTCGCGGATCTCATCCTCGGATCCCTCGAGACCACGCTCCTCGAACTCTGCGAGGGTCTGCATCACAACCGATTCAGTAACCTGCGGTGGAAGCTCCGGCCGTGGCGTGGGATCCATACCCCAAGGCTTCCCCTGGATGGGAGTGACAACATCTGCTATCCATGATTCAGCGGCGTTGCACTTCGTCTCCGTGACCTTCATGTAGATCTCACTGCCACCCTGGCGCCGGATCTCCGCCAGGTGGGACGCAGAGTAAACACCCTTACGCCGGCGAAGTGCATCCATCAGAATATCAGTAACGTGATCCTTCGCGTTCTCGGCCTGCTTGAAGCGTGACTCGATCAGCTGCGCGAAGCTGCCGTTGGCGGAGGGATCCTCGAGGAGTTCTTCGGATTTTAATTTGAGGCGCGCTTCTTCATCGAGAAGCTCATTGGATTTGACACGCAAAAAACCGACAGTGGGTACTATCGGGTTTCCATTGGTCCCCGTCTTGAAGGAGACGCCTTGCTGCCTAGGGCTTTCTACTGCCATGTTCAGCTTTTACCGTCTGGTTATTGGGCGTCAAGTTTTTTTTTCGATCGTAGTCTCTTTTTACCTTCCTTAATTTGCTTAACATACTGTTTACGAGCCACTACGGCAGCTTTTTGGGCATCTATCCATTTCGTTTCTTTTCCTGTTGCCACTTGCTGGTCGTACTCCATGAGTCGCCATCTCCACCCCGCGCCGCTGTGACGTATGATTATATGATATGAATAAGGACAGCATTTGCCATCGCGGGGGTCGTCTTGCGAATCCGAATAAAAACGGACCATACAGATCTCCAGGCCATAGGTTGTTGTTACCTCTTTTTCTTTTTCGCGAGGGACGCGTTGATGTATCCCGACTGCCGAGCTGCACTGGATCTTCCCTTCGGTGTGTCTGGCCAGCCGCCGCCATCTCTCGCGTTCCCTTTGTCAGTCTTCTCGATACGTTTCGTACCCGCGGCTACAGTTCGGATTCTTCCGTTGATCACTCTTGGTTGAACAGGCATGATACCTCCTTGGATCCTGGGCTCGGACTCGAACCGAGGTCTCCGGGTTATGAGCCCGACGTGCTACCATTACACCACCCTGGATAATCTACTTTGGCGAAACGACTGGAGGACCCGCACATTGGCTCGCCACTTCCTTACCAACAGGTCCTCCGATATTGAGATTCTTCTCTCTAACGAGTCTCTCCCAGATCAACACGATCTGAGTGACGCGATAGCTCCCGTACAATCTCGAGAACACTCGCAACGCCACAGGCGCGTTCTTCTCCCAGGCCTTAATCACTTCGGAGACAGCCGGCGGCCTCAGTCGCGTCTCTTTCGAGATGTTCCTAAGTATGTCGCGGACGTGCTTCTGTAGTAATGGCGCAATGTTCATTATGAGTAAACCCTACCGTCCGGTTATTGCGCGTCAAGCAGAAAGTAACTTGTCCCCCTTCTTGAGGTCCGCCAGGATCTCCCGCGGCTTCCCCTTCCTGGGAGGTCCCACAATCCCTTTCTCTTCCAGGAGATCCAATACTCTGGAAGCGTTCGTGGTGGAGATCTTGAGGCGCCTGGACAATACCGACGCGGCCGCGCGCTGAGTTTCTTCCAGTATGGGAAGAGCTTCAGACGCCAAGGCATCAATCTCATTGCCCACGCCCTGAAGAGGGAACTCCATCTGCTTCCTCTTCCCCTTCGCGTAGTCCAGGGCCTCTGCAGCCATCACCTCCAGGTGTTCAACCTGCCGCTCCGACAATACTGGCTGTCCGCCCTCATCACTGAGATCCTTGGACGGCAGATACGGAGTGTTCATGACAAATGGAGCATGAGCAGTACTGACCGTCTTGATCCCCGTGATCACCGCACCCATGGTCCCCTCTTCGCCGGCATAGCTGAAACTCACGCCAGAGAGACGGAGACTACCGCTGTACGCCTTAGGCAGCTCCAGGATCTCCAACACATCAACCACCAAGCCATTGAGCGCACCTGTGAATGATATCGTCGCATCGTCCCAGCTGCTCACACTAAACTCGTCCCAGTCCTCCCGGTCCGTCCTCTTGACCTGGTAGACAACCGTGATCTTTCCTGTAACCGTCTTCTTCACTTTTACACATCTTGTATCAGCCACTGGCATCTCCTTTTTTATCCAAATGAATGGATGGTTTACAATCTTCACAAAAACACTCTTTAGTACCTGGCGCGTTCTGGTCCTCCTGGCAGCCCATTAGAACTACCTTATTAAAACCAAGTACTCGCGTCCAGCCAGGTGGAGGACGAGCAGATACCCTAAGGAACGGAAACATCATGTCCTGATTAACAGTAACATCCTTGGCTATTACCAACTCTTTCCCGCAAACATCACACTTCCATATTATCGTCTGCGTATTGATAAGCGGCATCTATGATCTCCTTTTGGTTATGGCACCAAGGGGTGCCGGCTATAGTACATCTCAAGAAACTTGGGCGCGTACAGCATCGGAATGTATCCTGTTCCGGCCGGCCATTTACGAACGATATTCGATATCCCGGCTGAATGCCGCTTTCCAGTAACCCCGGGGATCCCCAGGGCCACTGCCGCGGCGCCAGTACACGCCCTCTTCATGAAAGATCGTCTGTTCATGTCAGTCTTGGTTTGATATCCTCCATGTCCCCCTCGAGCGACTTTACCCGTAGCTCCAGGTCCTTGACATGGCGATCAATGTTTCGTGGATAAATCCCCACGCGGCCGAGAGCATTCGCAAGGCTCTGCAGTTCCTCCGGCTCGAGGTGCATGGCCGACGGGATCAGCGTACCCTCTTTATGCTTCTTCATTACAACAGTATGCGCCACTGCGTGACCATCCCCTTGTGTGTGATGAATCCTTACGTCCATCCCAAATTTATCAGCACACGCCAGAAGATCGAATTGTAGTGGTCCAATTCCTTTATCATTTTTCTCTGCCATCACTCTCTCCTTTTCTTTAGGTACCAGTTCCAGAACAACCTTGTTATCTCATCACATTCCGTCGCAAGCTTCTCCTCGAGCGCTGTCTTCTTGGCACCCTTCTTCGCCAGCGCCCAGGCTGTCAGCATGTCCCTGTAAAGGAACGAAATACAATGCAGTAGCTCATGGGCGAACGAGCCGGCACCGAGATCTTTCTTGTTGAAGAAAAAGACACACGCCTTTACCCCCTTATCCGGATCGGTAATGAGATCCACAAATGCCGTGGCAGTTTTCAGCGTGGCCTGATTCCGTTTGGCAACCTTTATGCCACACCTCCTGTCCAAGCGCCACGCTCCGCGCTTGGCCGTAGCTCGAGTTGCGTAGACCCGGTACTCAATCTCCAGGCTGCCATTCTTTCTATTGTCGAGGCACAGTGATCTCACTTCTTCTCCTTCAAAAGTAATTCGATAGCGGATAAGTCACCGGCCCGAGGTCCACCTTCTTGATCAGCGGCTTCCCCTCCATGCTCTCGAGACTTATAATCTGCTCTGGGTATTCCATTTTCTCTTTCCAGCCCGTTCCGTCTGAGTGATACCAAACCCCGTCAATCTTCTCGACTCGTGACGCCTGCGAGTCTTTATACAGCTTCGCTATATATACTCCATCCGGATAACTATCAAGATCGATCATTTCTCCTCCTTCAATTTCCAACGATAAATGACTCGCTGGGTGCTACCACCTGAAGATGTTTTATCGGCAATCTCATAAAGAATATCAGGATATCCCCCTTCCTTGAGCTCGTAGAGGTGGTCGATATATATCTCTCCATCACCAGTAGCACCAATCACTATCCCGGTGGACTTGGCCAAGCTAACCAAGGCAGAAAGAAATACTTTCTCGGTGCCTGTTGGATTTGCTTCAACGCACCCGGTCATCCGCAACCACTTGGAGGCTCGGGCTGATTTCTTCTTCGTGATCGTCAGCCCCCTGCTCTCCCTATCTGCCTTCAGGGCAAAATAGCAAAGCACGATACTGCTCGAACCGCACACTGCAATAATAAGCCAGAATAATAACTCGTTCATTTCTTCTCCTTCCATAACCGATACAACGGAACACACCCTGCACACTTCCTGGAGTTCGCGCAACGGAGGACCAGCTGGCCCTTCTTGTTCCTCTTGAACTTCCGCAGGCAGAAATCCTCATCAGCCTTCTCGCCCACTGGATGATGGCGCCGACTCTTCGGCCGGATCCGGAGATCTGGCTGAGGACGGAACGGATCCCGCTTGTATTTGTTAATCCTGGTCTTATACGCCGGCTTCTCTTTTTTCTTCTTCGACATCTTCCTCATCCTCCTTGCGATGTTTTTCTTTGAGCAGGGCTGGGCAGCTGCCTTCAATCTTACACCGGTAGTACTCGTCCTTCACTTCCCCTGTGTATGTTCGGCACTTCCCACAGGCAGCCTTAACCAGCGCCCGGACCTGGGCCTCTCTGGCTTTCCTTCTCTCGATCGCGTCCATCTCCTCGACAGCCTGGTCGGTATCGCAGGCATAAGGAATGTCTGAGTTGAGAACCGACAGCTTCATATGCTCCAGATGTTTTCCCATGGCCTCTTTGGCGGTACTCCCGTCGTCCAGGGCGCTCATGTGAACCTTGAGCAGCTTGATGATCCGGCTCTCGATGTGGCGCTGCTCCTGCTGGTAGAAACTCTGGATCGCCACGTTGATGAAGTACTTGATCTGCGTCTTGAAGTACTTCCGCTCATCGACGATGAGTGCTGCCATCGTGACCAGCCGCTCCTCCATCTCCGTAAACTTCTCCCTGGTTGCTGTAGTCATACTCGATTCTATCCGCGCGAGGGCCGTATCGATCGGATGGACGGTCGGAGTTGTTTTCTCTGACTCCTTCTCCGTTACAGGATCCGTAAAGTCCTTGGTGGACTCTTCTTTCTTCTTGGGGTTATCGCCGAACCATGATGGCATAACTACCTCTCTTTCTATTTGACCAGTTCGTAACCGTCCTCGAATGCTTCAGCTGGCGAGAAGGACTCGTAGCCGTCCTCATACACAACGTAATAGCCACCAGCTTGGGGATTATGTTTCGCCACGAAACCAACGCCCACCTTGAACGGTGTATAACGTTTGTCGACAGGAGTGATCATAGCCGTGCCGTCCGTCTGGCGGCACTGGTTTCGAGCAACATCTCGATCGAACAGGATGCTCTCAATCTTAAGAGCATGAACCTCCTTGTGGCATATGTACTTCGGGAACTCTGACAACACTGTATTATCTTCGCTCATCTGGTCCTCCTTCTTTGGGTTTACTGTTCTTGTTTATCCGCATAGATCGCACAGGCATCCTGGAACTGTGAGCCTGTTGAGTCCTTATTCGTCGCCAGGAGCTCCTCGACATCCTGTGGCGCGATATCGCCCAGGATCCGGAACACCATGTGTCGCTGCTGAGCTGTATCAAGCCGGCCGAAAGTCAGGACCTTGTTGACGCGTCCAGGGCGCAGCTGGGGTTTGCCATCTCCATTGCTTCCACCAAGAGCAGTCGACAAGGTTTCGATGTTGTTCGTGCTGACGATGGACAGGATCCCATCAGTATTCTCAACACCATCCAGGACATTCAGAAGTGTCCCCATGTTGACGCCGGCCTCGTGGCCAGTGTTGAGGATCCTCTCATCCTTATTGAAGACCGTGTGGAGATCCTCGAAGAGAGCAATGCAGGGAGCCCAGGACATCATGTCATTCCAGTTATCGATGAGGTCGTTGTTTGTCATGGTCGCAATATCGAATACGAAGATCGGCATGTCAAGCTCCTGGCCCAGGGCGCGGACTGTAGCCGTCTTCCCGGATCCTGGTAAACCCTCATAAGCATACCCCAGGCGCCATGGGATTCCTCTATCAATGAACCATGTCCTCTTCTTCAGCCAATTCTTGGCGTAGTCGCAGGAGTCAACAACCTCCGGAGAGAGCTCGAGGGCTGAAAGAGCAACCTTCCTTTGTGGTTCTCCTATGTCATCAACCTTCCAGCCGAGCGGGATCCCGGAGAAACGATCGATCTTGATGCCATCCTCGCCTGATGTAGACTTATCGTCACCACCCATAGTGATGATCGGGCGCTTCTCTCCAATCGTGCCGCTCATATGCCTGATGAAGAACCGACCACCCTCCTTCGCCATCATACCCTCGTTAAAGCAATCCGTGATCATGAGGGCAAGCCGCTCCTCCGTTAATGACGCCTTGAAGAAGGTGATAGTAACGCTGTTCCATTTCCTGGTGACGCAAACAGGGATCTTCCCGATCTTATAGAAAACGGAAGAGTTCATGGGTGGACACAGAAAAGCAACCAGCTGGATCTTCCCGAGCGGCCGCACGTACTTATTGGCTCCAGCGTACATAACATTCTGACGCCAGATTGGCTTTGCCTTCCTGGCGATGAACATCAGGGCAGCATACGCCATATGCTCCTCGTATTCTGAGGTCCTCACAATCAGTGCGAGGATGTTCCTTAGAAACTCCTGGAACTTATCCCACGCTCCAGCAACGAACCCCGCGGCCGCACCCAGTCCTACTGCTCTCATATCCATTATGCCCACCCTTTCGATGATCTGATTCTAACGGCCTTCTTCCGCGCGCGCGGTCGACCTGTTCTCGTCTGCCTGTAAGTGTGTGCTGTAGACAACGTCTGGAAGGCATCAGCTGCATGACTGTCGGCGTTGTGAAGAGGAGAGTCCCGGTATACACCGTGGACAGGATCCCATTCCTTGCGGTAGTCCTCCATGTGGTCGAGTCCGCCCCCACAGTTCTCCTCATCAAACCAACAGGATCCCAATAGACTCCTGGTCTTCTGGATCCCGTCCATCTTCTTCTCAACCTTCGGGGCAACCTCCATCTGCATCCCAAGGTTACGCGCTGTCTCGAGCCTGCTCACGCCAGTACCAAGTTCCCGGACCTTGATATCGAACGGCGCCACTATGCGGCCGTACTGGTACCGGTGAGTACTCCTCAGGCCGTCGAGGTAGTCTTTGTAGAACTCCAGGCCCTCACCATTGTTCTCGTAGTAGTTGATGACGTGCAGCTCGCGGCCGATATCCTGGGTAAACCACAAGGACATGCTGTCATCCATCCCGAGATCCATCCAGACATCTACAGCTATGCCACCCTGGTGCGGTACCTTCGTGATGCGGCCGTCCTCGCGCATCCTCCGGAACTGGGTCTTGAAGTACGTTCCCTGGATCCCGGACTCGAATGCCTCATCTGGCGTCGAAGGATATTCCCGCTTGATGTCATCGCCCAGGTTGTCTCGCTTCTTGATGTACCAGGCCTTCTGCGCCTGGGTCAATTTGAAGGGACCGCGCAGCTCGCTGATCTCTACCTCAACGTCCCGGAAGTAGTTACTCATTTCCTTCTTGATCGAAACTGGTTCATGCAGCACATAGTCCGGACAATCGAACCAAGGGTAGAAATGGAAACGGAAGTCCATCCGGGTGAGAGCCTTGTTGGCTTCTTCAAGTTTGCGAGCTCTGTCGCATAGATCGTAGTATGCGCCACTTCGCCCCTCCCCGGTGGACTCCACAAAAATCAAAGTATCACCCTTGCCAACCGTCTCCAGGGATCCCGTCATGATTTCCCTGGCCTTCTCCGGATACATCTTCGCGATCTTTCCAAGCTCAGATACCAGGAGGTACTGCAGCGTCGCGGATCTCATACTGGTACCCACACTCATTACGGATCCATTCGAGAATCCCATCTTAACCTTGGAGTCTGTCGTGAGGGTCCTGGTGGCTGCTATCTCCGGAGGAAGGTGCTCGTACGGGAACTGGATCTTTCTCCGGAAGATCTCGCCAGCGTCATCCTTGGTGTGGGCAATGATTCCGGCTTCAACGTTGGAGTTGAACAGGCACTCGTCCAGGAAGTAGATGCAGATGAACGTAGTGAACCCCTCCTGGCGCGCCTTCAGGATAACGTTCATGTCCCAGATGTTGACGAAGAGATCCTCCTGCACTTCATTGAAGCGAAAGAGGACCTCCTTGCCTTCCTTGTTCACAATCATGTAGAGATTGTTCATACGCCACCGCTTAGAGAGCAGGTGACTATCTGGAGCGTCTACAGCCATCAGTCTTCCTTCTTCTCCAACTTGCTCATAGAAGAAACCTTGATGCCTTCCCACTTCTCGGCCTCACGCTTGACCATCTGCTCAACCAAGCGCAGAAAGTCATCAGCTGCAGGTCCCTCGATCTCAATATCTATCGCCACATGTTTATCTTTCGGATCCATGATTCCTCCCTCTTCGTTGTTAATATCAGTCTTCCTTCAGCACCGACTCCACATCGGCAACCAACATCGCCATGAACTTCTTCTTGTCCAGGTGCTTCGGCAGCGTCGTCCGTAACGCCTTCTTCCCGTCAAGCAGCTTCACCACCCGCTTGGCCGTGTAGAAGTCAGCATCCTTCTCGAACCTCTTGCACTTCTTCGGATCCTTCGGGCATTTCGTGTGTAGGCCTGTGGCAGCATTACACCTGCCGTCTGGCAGCATTAAGTCTTTTACACATCGACCTTTCATATCATCTCTCCTTTTTTAGTATCGGTAAGAGCTGGACGCCTGGAACTCCCAGACGAATAGATATTACTCAGGGCAACGTTATGCCTCCAACCAAGACTCCCGTGCTTTCGCTCGTTCGCTTCTTCTTCAGCTTCACCATTATCCCTACTGTTTTTCATCAGCTCTTACCGAAATCAAAACGAGAGGGGCTGGACGCTCGGAACACCCGAACGATTTAGCGATTAATGAGACCGAACTATTCTTATTCAACAACCCCTCCCGAAATCTTTGCATTATCCGCCCATTCTATGAGGTCGCACCCAGCCAGCTTCCCCCATCTGCTTCTCAGACATTGTCTCGATGATGGCAGCCGCTCGGCCCTCCAGGGCTTTCTCCACCGCCGCAACCCTATCGTTCAATACCCTGCGCTGCTCCCTCAGGTCGAAGTTCTGATCCAATAAGAATTTATTGGTATCCGTTCCCCGGCCATCGGGCTCTTGCTCAGTATGTTCCTCTGCGTGTTGGTCCAGGAACCGATCAAGGGCTGCTGCAACTAGCGCACCGCAACGCTTCATATCGTGAAACCGTGTTTTCGGTTTCCAGTATTCCTTATCCCACGGCCATTGTGCTGGCGCTTCGAGTTCCTTGTGACCGTCTGGCCCTTGTTGTGCTGACCACAGATAACAGGAAGCGGCATCGAGGAGGTCCTTGTAGTCGTGCGCCGCATCGTGTCCCGCAGAATAGCCCTCTTCGTGGATCTGCCGTTCTCTCTCGGCGCTTATTATGTCTGCTCCGTTCATAACTATTTCCTTTCTGCACATCGGCGCTTGTAACGCCTGCGCTGCCGTTTATCCATGAATCTTATTCTCTCAATAAATCTGAATGAATTAATCTCACCAATCCGGCCGCCCTCGAAATCAGAAGCTCTTAATGGCCTCATGCTTCTACGGATCCGCTCGGCCCTCAGCTTATGTGGTATGTTTAATTTCATGTTCTATCGTAAGTTGTGGAGAATCTTTAGGCTCAAATTTGTCATAATTATTACAATGCAATATACAGTATACCGTCCTCTTGAGAGCCTTGAGTGCGCACTCATCACATTTGTCGTTTTCTTCTGGTTTCATCCTTACTGTTTCTCCCGCATTGTTTTCAGCTTCACTGAAATCCCATGGTCCTGCAGCCGGTGAATTAGAATCATTGTCTTCGCCAGGCTCGGCTCAGGCAACTGCACCTGCTTCGGTCGACTGTTGTATCCAACCCAGACGTACTCGGGCCGCAGTGCTCGGATCATAGGATCGAACGTCTCCTCATCAAACTCCATGATCGGCTCAATCGTGACAACCTTCCGAGGATGCTTCAGGGCCTTGAACTGCTCATACCTTTCAGTGGGCAGCGGGGCGATCGCAGAAACAGCCTCAGTGTATCCGTTGTCGCGGTTCGTCTCAAGTGTCGTCACCAGGATCACGTTGTCAGGTATATCAAGTCCATTCAGGCAAGAGGGCATCTTTGTCTGGAAGTAGAATGTCTGCTGCGGCCGCTGACGCACCTCCTCGAACATCGCAAGGATCCAAAAGCTGGAACAGAAGGCTATGTCGCCGTTCCCGCAAGCAAACACAATCTCCGCCTGGGGGATATTGCTTATTCTGTCCCGGTGCATGTGTGGCTCGTAGGTATAGCACTTCTCACAGTTCTTCCTCTGCCGCTTCGCCTGGGCCTGGAAGCTCGGCCGACAGTACGAGCAGTCGAACTCACAGCCCTTGAATGGATTCCAGGTCTTCGCGTTGTCGTACATGTTACTCATTATTATCTCTGGTTGCTGTCTGGATCACGCAGTGGTCGCACTTCCCAATCGCATGTAGCCGGCCGATCACTACATGAGGCAAATAGACGACGCTGGGATTTACGTTCCTTCTCGGCCCAGGCCTCAGCTTCCGCCCTATCTCCGAAAGGACCCCAGATCTTCGTATCCATTGATTCATTTCTGTGTATCGTCTGATCAACTACAAAAGTATACATATTTCCCATTAGATCCCATCCCTGTCGACAGGCTCAGTCTTCGCCCCACACTCTGGACATTCATCTTCAGTGGATTCAATCCCGCACTCAGAACACTCCATCCGGATCGGGGCTTTCCTGCTATTCAGATATTCAACCATTCTTGTCTCGTTGCGTTCTTGGGTCCTGGCCTTAATCACAGAAACAGGATCACGGACGAAATCTATCCGGCACGATGCGCACTGGCGCTCTCCATCGTCACCATATTTCAGGGGACACGCATGCTCTTCCCAAAGCAGTTTCCTTAACTCCCATTCAGCTTCCGGCATGGATTCTATAGCCTGGGTGATCGTTGTCATTCCACCCCGGCTTTCTCCAGCCAGTCCGTCACGTCCTTCACGGTCTTAAGCTTCTCGGCGTCCTCGTCCGCGATCTCAATGGCAAACTCGGTCTCAAGCGCCATTACCAGCTCCACCAGGTCCAGGGAATCCGCTGCCAGGTCCTCCGCGAGCCTGGTCTCCGGCTTCATCTGATCCGGGATAACCCCCAGCTGATCAACAATACATTCGCTCACTCTCTCGGCTATTGTACTCATATCTATCCTTCCTTTTGTGAGTTGTAGATCGGGAATCCGATCAAAACTACCTTATGCACCCACCTATCGATGGGCCTCTCAAGAATAACGCCAGCTGCGGCCATCGTCTCAAATACCTGGACCCCGTGCCCTTCGGGGACTTTGACAACTACGGCAGAGTAACCTCCCCAAGAGCAGGCCTTGTCAATAAATCTCTGAGCCCTATTAATCGCACGATTCGTACAGCCCTGCTGCCAATGCAGCAAATTACGAGCTTGTTTCTTCGTCCATTCCTTGCCCGGGTTGTTTGCCCTGAACCGCGCTTCGTGCGCTTCAAGGTCGTACCGCTCATATGCGGCGAAGCAGGTACCTGATAGATCTATCGTATGATCTATTGGCAATGAGTGCGGGGGACAGTCCGGATGTCTGTCACATGCGAAGTTAGGGCAACCCTTCTTGCGTCCTGGGTACGGCTTCACACAAAGATTCCTGACGCTCATATCAACAACTACATCAACGCGCACGATGCCGCCAAGGTCGTCTGAATACAGACTCTTGAACTCCTCCGGAAATGGTGCTCTACATCTCATGATCTTTTCATTCCTTCCTGGCTGACGAGGCTGGACTCGAACCAGCAACCACCTGGGTAACAACCAGATGCTCTACCATTGAGCTACTCGTCACGTTCACGACGATTCATAAGTATAATACTCTCCGCTGGCAAATCCAGTAGCTCCACCAACTCTTTCGACTTATCACGAATCTTCTCCTGGTGCGCCGTGAGGCCAGACTCCTTCTTGATCGGCCTGGCGTAGTCGAAAGAAGAAGTAAAGGGCTCTCCCGGCATAGCTGGGTGCCATATTCCATCCTTCTGGCTCATGTACATCATCCCTACTCTCTTCGCCCCTCGTTTCTCGTCATCCGGAACAAGTTCGTAGCCTTCAGGCGGCCCTATCTTCTTCTTCAAGATCGGCCTGGCGTAGACCAGCTGCGGATCCCATACGGGGGTGTGATTACTGTCGTTCCATTCGCGAAGGCAAAGACATTTCGACCTCAGCCCAAGAGGCTTCTCGCCCTTCTTCTCGTCCTCGGGCACGATCTCGTAACTCTCGTCGGGGGACGGGATGAGAACACACGCTATCGTCCGATTAGGGGGTAGATTCTCTTTCTCCCAGTCCACCATGCCATCGCCGCGTATGGTTGGAAACTCGGGCTTATTTTTACCGTGATATTGCTCTGTCGTCCCATAATTGCCCGTCTGCATTACCAACATCTTCATACCACTCCACCTTTCTGTTTACATTCCCAGTTTGTCTTCGAGTTCTATCAGACGATCATCAAGCTCAACAAATCGCTCCTGGACCTTCGGCTCGTACAGTAGCTTCCATGCCAAGCTCTTCTCATACACCCACGCGAGGACGCCAAGCGTCAGGATCCCCGCTATCACGATCGCAAGCAGCAGCTTTATCTTCCAGGTAAACTCCATGTCCCGCTTAATTGGTTCAGCTCTCATGTCTCTCCCTTTTCTGTCCCTCGTCGGGGCTTGTTCCATGTCTACATACTCAAACTCGAAATCAGCGTCGGACAATTCCTTTGGTTTAGGATCCTCCCTGAATAATTTCAGCAGGCGCTTGTAGTAGATCGTACACCACAGCTTAAGAAACGTGTTGTCTGTCGGCTTATTCATATCCGTCAGCTCCGCTATCGCTTCTTCCTCTACCTTGACTTCGTGCGCCTTATAGAGCAGATGGTTAATGTCGTGAACACCCCACATGAAATGTCCGTGCGAGATTCTACCATCATGCTCAAAGCGGACATCGCATGTATCCCTCATGGCGCCGTATACTTTTACAACGGTTGCCTTCTTCATTGTCACGGAGAGAGGAGTCGTCTTGTCATCCACGTAGAGAGACCTGTCGAAAACCTCTACAACGTCGCCTTCGCTTCTCTTTTTAACTACCATCACCACGCCTTCCCCTCATCAATACTCATCTCGCCATTCCGGACCTTGCGCATCCGCTCCTCCATCCGGATCCGGTCAATGTGGGACAAACTCTTGTGTGCAGCCTTACAATCTGGACAGAACGTATCTTCCTGGCTGACCGTGCGCTCACACATTGGATTGTGACAAGCATAATCACCATCAGCTACGACATGCGGCTTCGATTCCTTCGGCTTCCAGAGTGTACGGGGCCCATCCTTGCCAGCCTTATCGAACAGGTCCAGATTCGAGAGCATCAGGATCCCCATGGCATTTGTTGGATTCGCGGATTTGAACTCGTGGCCCCTCCTCTCGAGAATCTCAACGATCTGATTGGTCGCCAGAGGATCGATCGAGGCTCGCAGGATAGCCAAGACCTTGTTCTTTAGGGAGTCGCCTTCATTGAGCCTCAGAGCCTTACTGATCGTATAGGATCCAACAGTATTGGGTTCACCCTTCTTCTTTCCAGCAAACGATTTCTGGGCGCCAGCGGACACTTGATCTGTTTGTGCTTCGTCCGCTCGAACGGCGCTTTACAGACACTACACAGCGGAGCATCAGCAGGAAGCTTCTCGGCATTCTTCCTGAAATCGATCTTCACTGGCTTCTGCTTCAGCTTCCGGCCGCGGGGAGTGCGCCGCGGCTTCTTCGCCGTCCCGGCACCACCCGCAGAACTCAGCTGCATATTGTCAAGGAGGAGGTCCTTCATCTTGGTGAGCTTCATCCTGTTTTCCGTGAACTCCATTACCTCTTCGCGAGTCGCCATCACCAGGACACGTCCATCTTCAAGCGTCTTTAATACTTCCATCTCTGAGTTCCTTCCTGTTATTAACCGTAAGCATCCTTCTCGCCTCGAGCCTCTGGTGGCTTGCCGCGGCCACGATCACTCGCAGCTTCAACCAGGTCAGCAATCGTCAGCTGACCCTTAATCAGGTGATCGTACTCCTGGGCCGTGTACCAACCCAGCATCTTCGCCAGCTTGTCGATCGCGCGCTCTCCATCCTGCAGCTTGAGCTTCGTGAAGATGGCCGTTTCAGCGCTCTCTCCACTGCCCCTGTTGATCGTCTTCGTCGTGATCTCGGCAACTGCCTTGGTATTCGGTACCTCCGTATCGAACTTAACAAACTTGGCGCCCTGGGCATCGCAGTGAGCATAGTCAGCCATGTCCGCGCGCGCGCGCTGCGTGAGGATCCTCATCGCTTCGCGCTTGTTCATGATCGTCTTGTCGGCTGACTTGCTGAGAAGAAACGCGATCCGCTGACAAACCTTAACTTTCTTTAACAATCGTGTCGACATCACTCCCGCGGATCCGTACGTCACCTTTGGGTTCGCGGAGATGTATGCTTGCGTGGGATTCGGCTGCACCAGACACTCCTGGCAGAATCGTTCTTCAGTTCCGTTCTCGAGGACCTTCGCGGGATTAAATTTGCTCGGCGTGCCAACGCTCGCAGCGATTTTCGGCGCGGCACTGTTGCGCTGGTATGTCCTCTTCCGTGACTGCTTCCTCTTCTGGCGAGGCTTTGCCGGGACCGGCTTCTTCGTCACCT